AAAACTATTAATTTTCGTGATAAAGAATTATTAGTAACTTGTATAAATAATATTAATATTGAAGATGCTTTAAATTTTAAACCAACAATAGATTGGTTAAATAAAATAGAGAATAATAAAGAATTATTTATGGATGAATTGGAATTTAGAGAAATTCACTACTGTAATAAAGAAGTTATTTTTGTTTCTTGGTCATCTAAGATTAGAAATCATAATTTAACCAAAGAACAATGGATTGATAAATATGGTCATATTAAAGGTTATTATCTTCCTGATTATGTATTTTGTAAAAATAATTCTATTTGTATTTTTCCTATTTTAAGTTGCGAAGAAAATAATGAACTTTATACTATATTAATAGAAAAAACACATATACCAATAGCCGATACAAAAAAAAATGTGTTAGCTTGTGGATATATTTCAAATATAAATAAAAATATAATTAGTTCTGATTTTGAAAGAATTAAAGAAGAATTAGGATTTGAAAATTTAAATAATTATAATTTAGTTGACCTTGGTTCATTAGCTTGGTCTGGTGAATCTAAATTAAGTACTTCTTCTTTAATAACAAACGAACATATAACAGTTTATGCTTTTCATAAAAAAATAAAATTAAATAATCTTAGAAAAAAAAATAATTCAAATAATAAAAAGGTTAAAATTGTATATTTAGATGATTTATGGGGTTTATCACGTGATTCTAAAACATTATCAGCTTATTGTTTATATCAAAATTTAGTTAAATATAAATCAATAGATAAAAAATTAAATAAACTTAGACCTCAATATTCATCTTGTTCTTGTTCAATTAATTAATAAATAAATGATTTTTTTTTCAACATAATAAAAAATATGGAAATATTATATTTAAAAAATAAAGAAGAGTATTTGAATGATAAAGAACTACATTTAAAATCTATAAAAAAATATTTATATTCTTTTGATGTTCCACAAGTGCAAGTTACAAAAAATATACATTTTCCAATAATTGAACAACAAACTATAAATAACAAATTTATTAAATTTATAAATAATTATGATAACTTTATTCGAAATGATGATTTAAAATACTTTATTTTTCATTATTTTGATTATACAGATATATTAAATATAGAATATCAATTAATTTCATTTGAAAAAGTTAAATGTTCAATTAATATATTAAAATTAATTAAGAATTATCATAGAGAACTATGTAATAAAAAAGATAATACTTATCCTAGTATAATTAAAATTTTTAATACAATAATAAAACACAATATTAGTTTTACTAATTTAATTATTTCACAATATAAATGTTTACATTATATTAAAAATCATCTAAAATTTCCAGATGAAATTGCACAATTAATTTATGAATATATTATTAATGATAAATCATATAATATTAAGAAGTTTTCAAATTATAATATATTATTTAATTAATGATAATTATATAAAACTTATTTAGTAATTCTATAATAATCATCAATATTCTTTCTTATTGATGATTCTTCAAAAATATTATTTAAGATTAAAAAAAATAATTAATTACAAACCTGTTGTAATCGAGATAGAAATTTAAATATATTTAAATTTAATTTATATTTCTATTTATTTCTATCCAATTTTCCAGATATAATTTTATTCTTAATATATATTGATATTTAACTAAGCAAAAGAATAAAATATTAAAAAATAAAATATAAAAATTATATAAATGGGAATAATAATTTATTATTATTAAATAAATATGAGTTATACATTGGTTTTTCCATAAAAATTCACCAAAATAAGTATGTTTTTCATTATAAAAACAATATTTCAAGATAAAATTATTACTATTTTGTAAATTTTTTTTCCAATATATATTTGTATTATTAAACATAAGAGATAACATTAATAAATCTATAGATAAAGAAATGAAAAATAAAAACATAAATTTTAATCCATATATATTTATTAATATTGTTTCAAAAATAATACCCGATATAACATCAATAGTAAGATCTATTATTTCACCATATTTAGACATTTGTTTAAATTTAACAGCTAAATAACCATCAAAATCATCTAATATATTAGTAATTAAATATATAATTATCGTAATAATAGGATTGAAGTTAATTATAATAGTTGATAAAAATAATAAAAAAAATCTGATATAATCAATAATATTTGGAATAAATAAATATATATCTTTGAAATATAAATTTTTTTTTGATATATTCATTAATTATAATTATTAAATAATAAATCTTTAAATATTTTAATTGTTCTAGTCTATCCCATGGTTCTATCACCTCCTTGTATTTTTTTATATTTTAATTTATACTTTAAATATTTTTTTTTCCAATTAACCATTTATATTATTTTAAAATATAATTATTTAAAATATAATTTACTACTATACAATTTATACACATTATCATTATAATCTTCAATTATTAAATAATTATTATTATAATATATATATTTAACTTTAATATTTTTAAATAAATTAATACTTATTTTTTTATCATTTTTATATAAATAATTTGGATAATTATTTATTATTCCATAATAATTATTATAATTATTTTTTTCATCCTTTACATATAATGTAAATTCGGGTTTTTCATTAAATGATAAAGAAATAATTATTTTATTTATTAATTCTTCTTCAAAAATGTATTTTGTTTCTTTTTCTTTTAATATAGTAAGTAATATACCCATTATATTATATTATATTTAATAATTTATATATTGATTGTTTTATATAATTTAATTCTATTTGGATACCATTTTGTTCTAAAATAATATTCTAAATAACATTTAATTATTACATTAGCCGCATTAGTTCTTTTTATATGTTCTCTTGTTAATTTGCTTCTTATACAAGATTGTAATATTATTGCTGATTTAATTTTTTCTACACGTTTTTTAGCTAGATAACTTCTCAAAATTGATTGTATTTTTATACATTTAGATTCTTGTTCATAAGTGTAATAACCAAAGGTACTTAATAAATAATCCATTATTTATATTATTATAATAGATAAAAATGATTTAATTCTTATTAATAAAAAATATATTATGGAAACTTATTATTTAGAACCAAAATCATCTTATATAAAATATTTGAATAAAATACCATTTGATACAACAACACATTTTGATAAAATATGGTCATTAAAACCTGAACAAAAACCAACTATACGTTTATTTAATAAATTAATAGAAACACCAAGATATTATAATTCATTTGGTAAGGATTATAAATTTTCTAATACAAATTGTATTTCACAAGAAATACCTGATGTATTAAAACCTTACTTAAATTTTTGTAATGAAAATAATGATGCTAGTAAATATGAATACAATGGAATATTAGTAAATTATTATGATGGTCCTGAACATTATATAGGATATCATAGTGATGATGAAAAAGAATTAGTAAAGAATTCAGATATATATTGCTTTTCATTAGGTGATTCAAGAGATTTTTGTTTAAAATCAAATAAAACTAAAGAAGTTTTTAAAATTAAATTAATGAATAATTCATTAGTAATAATGGGAGGAACTTGTCAAAATACACATAAACATTCTATACCAAAAAGAAAAAAAGCAAAAAAAAGAATATCAATTACTGTTCGTAAATTTAAAAAATAAAAAAAAAAAAATAAAAATGATTTTTATTTTTAAATAAATAATAATGGATAGTTTTGAAATTATGAACATTCTTAATAAATATCATAGTTACGAAGATACATTAGGAAATACACGTTATAGTGGTTTTCCTCAAAATTGTATAGATCAAGAATATATATCACCTAGTTTATATCATGCTTCAAGAAATGAATTTGGTTATACAGATGGTAATTATAGATTAACACGTTATGAATTACCTATTGGAAAAGGAGAACCAAAACCAAAAGATTATAAAACTATTAGTATATATAATTTTGTAAAAGAAAAATTTGATGAAAGAATGAATTTTGCAAAAGAGTTTCATAAATTATTTTATAATAAAAAAATTAATTTAATTATTGGAAGTTGTTCTGAAGAAAGAATTGTAGGTGATTTTATTAATGATAGGGAATTTGAATTATTATAAATGTTAATATTAAATTTATTTAAATTTAGTAACTAATATAAATAAATATATTACAACAGGTAAAAATATATATATAAAATACTCAATAGTTGAATATTTTTTTAATTTAAATTTATTAAAATATGTTTTTTTTAAATATAGTATTATTAAATAAATAAAAGAAATATGAAATAATGATACACATAAAACATCATGTGGATTCTCAATATTAAATATTGGAAACATATTTATATATATGATTATAAAATATTTTTATTTGATAAATTATTATTTAAATTTTTTAATTCATCTCTAATAGAAGTTAATATATCAGTAATATTATCACCATTTGAATTTATTAAATATTTATCTAATATTTTGTCTTCATCATCAGAATAATCATCTTCTTGACTTTCATCATCAAAATTATGTTCATTTTCATTTTCTAATGTTTGTAATGAAGATGAAAATTGACTAATTAGTTGATTTAAATCTGTATTTTTTGATATATTATTTAAAATACTTTCTAAATTATTGTCTGTTGGTTGATTATTATCTTTTGGTTGATTATCATCTGATTTATCACTCATATATATATATTTGTAAATATTAATTTTAAATAATAGAAACGAAAATATAAAAACTAAAAAAAATATATAATATATGAATAATATATTTAATAAAAAAGTAAATCATATTATAAAAACAAATAAAACTAATAATAGTTTATTATATAAATTTAATGAATTAAATAAAGAATTTAAATCATTAGAAGTAAATAATACTTTAAAATATTATATTTCAAAATTAGAATTAGATAAAGTTTCATTTATTAAATATAAAAATAATAATTTTTCAAAAATTATTTTATTAACACAATATTATCATACAGATAATGTACAAAGATATAAAGAAAATATTGTTTGTTTAATAAATAATATTTTAAATCCTAATATTGATACTATAGTTTTATTAACAGAAGAATTTTATGATTTAAATAAAATATTAAAAGATGCTCCAATATCTACAAAATTAAAAACTAAACTTCGTCAAAAAATTATTAATAAAAGACTAAATTTTTATGATGCTTTTGTTTATGCTAATGAACATTTTAAAAATGATATTATTATTTTATCAAATTTAGACATATTTTTTGATAACTCATTATCTTTATTACGTAATATTGATTATGATAATTTATTTTTATCATTATTACGTTATGATTTAGTTAAAGATTATAAATTTAATGAAAATAATAATATTATTAAATTTAGACATCAAGGACCATTAGGTGATCCTTGTATTGATAGTAATGATTGTTGGATATTTCAAAGTCCAATAAAATTAGATAAATTATGTGATGAAATATATTTAGGAAGTAATGGATGTGATTCAATTATTAATAATATAATGAGTAAATATTATAATGTAATAAATCCTGTTAATAGTTTAAAAGCAATACATTATCATTTAGAACAAAAAAGAAATAATATTTATAAAAAAATTATATATAATTCAAATGTTACACAAGAAATAGATTTTAATCCTGAAAATTATCAACATACATATTTAATACAAAAATCTATTATATTAACAGTTGATTTAGAATGTATTTGTACAATTTGCAATGAAAATAATTATAACGATTTAAAAATACTTTTATATTCAATTTATATTTTTGAACCAAAAATAAAAATATATATTTTATGTGATTATTTTGTTAAAAATAATGTATATATTGATTTTGCAGATAAATTAAATATTAAAACTATTATTGGTTTAGATAAATATAATGATTTTACTATTTATAATAAAACAAATATAGTTAAATGGAATGAATTTATTATGGAAAAAGCAAAAATAATGAATTATTGTTTAGATTATAATTCTAATGTTTTATATTTAGATAGCCATAATATTTTATTAAATAAATTAGAACTAAATATTCCACATAATTATGACTTTGGTTTAAGTCCATATGATTTTAATAAAAAAAATTATAGAAAATTTAATAATGGTTTTATTTACTGTAGCAATAAAACAGCATTAAATAAACATTTTAATTATGAAAATATTAATAATATTCTTGAACAAATAAATAATGATAACTCATTAAAAGTATTTCATTTTTCAATACAATATAATTATAGTTGGAAAAACTTATTTTACTCTAACAAAATCGAAGATAAATTAAATAATTTTTCAATTGATAAATATGATGATTCTATACTTTATGATTTTAAAACATTAAAATCTATTCATAGTCATTTTGGAATTAAATATTTAAATACAAATATTGAAAAATTCAATAATCTTATTATTAATACATTAAATGAAAATAAAAAACAAGAATATAAAGAATTGCTTAATTACATGATTAATAATTCTATTAAATATAATATTTCTATTCCAAATAATAACAATTCACTAACAAAATTATGTAAGTTATGGAATAAACATAAATTATGTACTATTTCTAATTCAAATAATGAATATATTTATCTTAATAATGAAATATTATTAGATAATAATTATAATACTATTAGTAATGAAATATCATATAAAATAATATTAACTAATAATAATTATATTTATAATAATGGATTTAGTTTTATATTATGGTCGGATAATACAGATATTTTACAGTCTTATATTAATAATAATAACATATTATCTCATAATGAAAGAAAAATTAATTCATTATTAATAAGCAAAAATAATTGTAATGAATTATATATTAGTAATGTAGAACATTATGAATTATATGATATAAATAATTATAATAAATATTTAGAATTATTTAGTAAAAGCAAATTTTGTTTATTTGTTGATAAAGAAATAAATTATATTGTAGAATTATTAGCTCTTGGAGTAGTACCATTAATTACATCAAATATTAATTATAAATTATATAATCAATTATTTGAAGGAATTCATTACTTTAAAATAGAAAATATTGAAGATATAAATTTTTATGTTAAAAATATAACACAAGAACAATGGGAAAATATGAGTAATAATTGTATAGAATATTATAAAAATAATTGTTCAATTTATAGTTCATTTAAAACAATTATAGAAATTATTAGAAATACTGATAATAATTTAAAAGAATTAAATTATATAGATGAACATAATATAATATTAAATGATAACGTACAAAAAGAAATAACAATGATTAATCCATTTTCATTTAATGATTTAAATACTTTATTAAACAATTATGATAATATAATGAATTTATCATTTGATAATATTAATAAATATAAATCAAATGAAATAAATTATATATCATATTTTAAAGATGTATTTGTATTAAAAGATGGATTAATTTATGATAATAATAAATCTTGTATTTATACATTAAATAATATATTTTGTAATGATACAGAAATTGATAAACAAATACAACAAATTAAAGATGATAATATTGTATTTAATTTTGTACAAAAATATAGTAAAACATATAGTGATTTTTTAATAAATATATTACCACGTATATTATATTCATTAGTGATAATAAAAAATAATGTAATATTTAATAAAAAAAAAATAGTATTTTTATTAAATTATAATGATAAATTTATAAATAACTTTTTACAAATTGTAACAAATGATATATATATAGTTGAATATAATCCTAATTATATTTATAAAATAGATAATTGTATATTTGTAACACCAAGTAATAATATTAAACCAAGTTATGAATATATAAAAATATTAGATTCTTATTTTAATTATGAAAGAACAAATTCTTATAACATAATTATTAAAAATAATAAAATAAAAAATTTTGATTTAGTAATTTCAGCTTTAAGTTCATTAAGTAATTGGGTAATTTTTGATGATAATTCAAATATAATGAAAAATATTAATTTATTTAGAAAAGCAAATATTGTTTTATCTGTAAATTGTGAAGAATTATCTAATATAATATTTAGTAATTCTGATGTTAAAGTAATTGAATTAGTTCCAGAATTACAACCTAATTTATATTATTATTATTTATGTAATTTAAAAAACATAAAACATTATATAATTCCAATTGAACATTGTAAAAATAATGATTTTTGCTTAAATATTGATATATTATTACATACAATAAATAATATTAATGAATAAGTTTATTGTAAATATGATTTATGATAATCTTTTCCGTAATAAATAAATATTTCTTCATTTTTTTTTATAGGTTTAGTAGCTTCAAAAACTATAAAATCATCATTTTCTGGATAAACATAATATTTACAATTTTGTCTTATTTTACCTGAATTAATAATTGAAGCATTACCTAAAACTAATATATAATGATTTGGCTTTATATGTGAATTAAATACATAATATTTAATATTATCACAAGCTTTTTTTAATTCAATACATCTATTTATTTCAATTATATCACCTGGATTATAGTCTTTACCTGCAAATAATCCATATTCAGCATTTTTAATAGTACTTTTTTTTATTATATTTATTGATGGACCTATCATATAATATTATATTATATTTAATAATCAATAATCTACGGTTTTAAATTTAAATATTAAATATTAAATATATTTAATGAATGATGAAAAATATTATATTGAAAATATTATTGAAGATTTTATTTGTAAAAAAATAAAATATCAAGAATTATTTGATAATAAACAATTGTTATTTGATAAATTAGATAACATATTTAATAAATTAGATATATCAAATAGTTATTATTATTTTTATTTATCAAGTTATATATTTACATTTATAAAAAAAATAAGTTTTGTTTATGAAGTTGTACCTAAAAATGTATGTAATGTTTTTAAAAATATAATTCACGAATTATTTATTGATATTTTTAAATTAAAACATATTGATTTATATGTTAAAGAATTATTAGAAAATTTATGTAATAATTGCTTATATTTTTGTAATTTTATAAATGATTATAAAGAATTTAATGAAGAAATTAAACAAATATTTGTAAGAGAATATTGTATAGCATCTTTTTCATCTATTTTAATGATTCCATTAGTTAGAATTAAAAATTATAAATTATGGTGTTATATACAATCAATTTGGATTATTTATGATAATATACGAGATACAAAAGATTTAAATAATAAAATAAAAATGATAAATAATACGTCATTATTTTTTAAAGAAAAAATATATGATAAATCATATGAAGAAATTTATGAATATTTATTAAAAAATGAAGATATATGTTTAAAATTGCTTAAAAATATTTTTGATTTAGATAATTTATCAAAAGAAGATAAAATAAATATATGTAAAAAATTTAGTAAATTATATAATTTTTCTTATTCAGATAGAGGTTTTAAAAATGAAAAAGAATCATTAGGAAAAAATACATTAAATATTTCTATATTAAAATCTAAATTATCATTAGATATTTTTGCTTATTCATTTGATTTTATTAATATAAATATTGAACAAATATACATGTTTTGTTTTATTATACAATTAACTGATGATTTTATTGATTTACAGGAAGATATAAATAATAGTAATAATACAATATTTTTAGAAGATAATCAAACAAATAAATGTATTAATATTATAATATTGATTGAATATATTAATACATATTTTCCTGAATTAAATAATTTTGCTTTATTATTATTTATAATTTCAATAGATTATAATAAACAATTATTAGAAGACGATTTTGTTAATTATATTAAGCAAAAATTAAATATAGATTATAATAATTTTAATTTAATAGAAATATTTAATATATTTATGAATATAGATTTAATAAAAAATATATTACTAATGTATTTATCTAATATAACAAATTATGATTATGAAAAAATGAGTAAAGATGAAATTTTAAATAAAATAAAAAGTATATAAAAATAATAATAGTTAAATATAAAATGTTAGTAATTAAAACATCTGATAATAGACAAATAGAAATACATTTTTTGTTATTTTGTGAAGAATCAGATTTATTATATGAATTATTTGATTTAAATAGTAAAACAGATAGAGAATTAAAAGATTTAAATACTATAAAAAATTATATTGAATTAGACCTTGATTATGATAGTTTATTATTAGTAAAAGAATATTTAAATAATTGTATATTAAATGGAGATACATTTTTAGATACATTAAAAGATGAAGAATTATTTAAATTAGCAAATATTAGTAATTATTTATTAATGGAAAAATTATTAGATAATATATGTATTAGAATTGCTAAAAAAATATGTGATAATAAAACTTCTGATGAAATTATAGATAAATATAATTTACGTGATTATTTAACAGATGAAGAAATCGAAGAAATTAAAAAAGAAGAATTATATAATGTAAATTAATTATTATTTTTTTATTTTATATTATTATATAATGGATTTTTTTTATAATTTATTTGGAATGAATAGTAGCAATATAAATGAAGTTGAAAAAATACAACTTGAAAGTAATATTAAAAATGAAACAAGTGAAAATATTAAGCATGAAAATATTGAAAATGAAAATATTAAAGAATTAAAATTTATTCCTTCAATTGAGGAATTAAAAATTGGAAAAAATAATTTAAAAAAAACAGAAAACAATAAAAAAAACGTATATTCATTTGAAGATGAAATTAAAGAAATTAAAAATAAATTAAAAAAACCTTTATCATATAATACATATGTAATAAAATTTTAATTTCTATTAAATGGTTCAATATAATCTAATTTTAAAAATTCAAAAATATCTTTTTCATTATTTAAATTCTCAACAAAATTATTATCTTTATCATATAATCCATATTCATTTAATTTATAATTTAATTTAATTGCTTTATTTCTCATCATTGTATTTATTTTTTTTGAACCTGTAAAATATAATATAGCAAATGGAAATGATTTAATTGATATTAATCTTATATCAATTCTAACAGCATATTTATAATTATCTATTTTAGCAAAACCCATATATTTTGTATTTCCACTTATAGTTAAATTATCTATTAAAATATTATGTTTAGTTAATTCATCAACAATAGTTTTTAATTTTAAACTTTCTTTATTATTATTACATATTAATAAATCAATATCACCTGATTCAGTTTTTTCTCTTCTATATGAACCACATATTTTATAATTATAATTAAAATTTTTTTTTAAAATATTATCAAATAAATCAATAATATTACGTGGTATTTTAAAATTTAAATCATCATAATATTTTAATCCTAAAATTTGATGATGTGTTAATTGTGTTAATATATTAGTATCTTGATTTTTATAAGCTTTAATTAAATCATTAAAATTAATATTATTTTCAATTAATTTTTTTGCTTTTGATGGTCCAATACCTGTTATATTTGTTAATTTACGAATTTCTGTAATACTATTATTAATATTATTTGATTCTTTATTTAAATTTGTATTTAATTCTGTATTAGTTAATAAATTGTCAATTTTTTCTAATGTTTTTTTTCCAATTCCTTTAATATCTTTTAATTGTTCAGAAGAAGTTAAATCATAATTTAATTTTTTAATAATTGATATAACATTATTACATGTTTTAATTTTAAATTTAAAATTAGGTTCTTGTTTAATATTATAATCTTGAATTAAATTTTCAAAATGATTAATAATTTTATTATTCATTATTAATTAATAATAATTAATCATTTTTATATCTTTAAATAAATTATAATGGAAACTATTATTAATAAAAGTAATCAAAAAAAAATGAAAGATGATTTTTTAAATAAAAAAAAAGATGGTGGAGATTTAATAATGTTTTTATTATTTATAGGATTAATTATTATAACTATATTTAAATTTTTTAACATATTTTATGATTTATTTATTAAATTTATATTACCAAATCTTCCATATATTTTAATTTTAATTTTGATAATATTAATTTATTTATATAAACGTTCAGTTATATTTAATTTAATTGATTTCTTGAAAGTATGGTTTGATATTTTTACACTTAAAAATATTATAAGATAATTTATTATTTATTTTTTTTTTATTTTATATTTATATAAAGATGGGATATAAAGCCGTTGCGATAAATGCTGGATGTTTAAAAATTAAACAAATTGATGCTTATCATAATCAATCTAATTTAACAATTAGTTCTGCTGTTAAAATAGTTGGTAATGTTAGTATTGATGGTGCTGTTGTTTTAGGTTCGGATGGAGTACAAAATACAGTAAAAGATTCATTAGAAGTTAAAGGAGGTGCTACTTTAAATGGTAATTTAAATTTAGCTGGAAATTTAAATATTGGTGGTCCAACAGGAAGTTATAATAATAGTGTTTTAGTTGTAAAACATCCATATGTTGATTCTACTCCAAATGCTACATCAAGAATTGGTATTAATACTGATGCACCAAGATGTTTATTAGATGTAAATGGTGTTGATGCTATTAAAATACCTGTTGGTACAACAAGTGATAGACCTACTCCTGTAACTGGTATGATTAGGTATAATACTGATTTATCATTATATGAAGGTTATGGTGGAACTGCTTGGGGTTCATTAGGTGGTGCTGTTGATATAGATCAAGATACTGATATATCTACTGATACTTATTTTGAAGGAACACCAGTAGGAAGTAAAGATGATGATATAATTAGATTAAGAAATAGAAATGTACAAACTATGATGATTGACCATACAGGTAAAGTTGGTATTGGAGATGAATCACATTTTCATCCTGCTGTACCAGAAAGTGAAATAAGAGATGCTTGGGTTTTAGATAAAATTGTTAATGGTCAATCTGGTGCTTTATCATCTAATGATCATAAAACACCAACTGCTGTAGAATATAAAAATATTTATGAAGGAAAAAAAGCTAATGGTGATTCAACTATTGATTATAATGCTTTTTCTGCTTCATTTAATAATTTAGAAACTTGGGCAACATTAGATCATAATGCATTTGTTGGTTATGTTGTTCCTGCAAATCCTACTATTGGTATTCCAGATGCAATCCATTATGAACAAAAAACAAGTAAAAAAACATATCCAAGTGCACAAGAATTTATTAGTCAATTACCACAATCATCATTAGATGTTAGAGGTAATGTAAGTGTTTCACAAAATTTAAATGTTAATGGTTATGTAATGATTCCAATTGACCAAAAACTTTATTTAACTGAAAATAAACAAAATTATTTAACTGTTAAACCTTCTTCAGGTGATGCAAGTTCAACTAATAATTTAGAAATTAAATCTATACAAGGAAATATTAATCTTTTTGCAGGTGGTGATATTAATATTCCAACTAATATTAAATTAAATTTTGGAAATAATAATGAATTATTAGATCAATCTAATAATTTTAATGTTTCAACAAGTAATAATCTAACATTTCACAATAAAAATCATACTATAAATAGTTCTGGTAATAATTCTATAATTGCTAATGCTTCAAAAATACAATTAAATTCTACAGGTGATACAGATGCAGGTGATTCTTTACATTTAAATTCTACAAATGGAAGTATAAAACTTGATACACCAAATACTAAAACTGTTGAAGTTAATACAGGTGATTTTGAACTTACTTCATCAAATAATACAACTTTAACTACTTCTAATGATGTATTAATAGAATCTACTACAAGTCAATCTAATAGTTCAATTAAATTAGAATCTACTAAAGGTTCTGTATTATTAAAATCATCAAAAAAAATGAATTTAACATCTGGACAAATTAATTTAACTAGTAAACAAGATACATCAAATGCTATTGAAATTGTAACTGATGGTGGTACAAGTGAAACACTTTTAATTAAAAATACACAAGGTACACATGATGATAATGCTATTAAAATTGAATCTGCTGCTGGTGGAGTAAAAGTTCAATCACAAAAAAATATTGATATTGAAAGTGAAACAAAAGATATAGAATTTAGAGTTAAAGACGCTGCTTCTAAATTTGTATTTAAAAATGATGGTAACGAATTAATAAATATAGAACAAAATGGAAGAGTTCAATTTTTAAATACTCAAGAAGCTACTGTAACAGGTCATAATGATGTTGCAGCTCAATCTTTTACTGTAACTGATGCTCCTTTTAATGTAAGTGGTAGTGCTCATATTTCTAAAAATATATTTGTAAATGAATCAGTATATATTAATGGAAATTTAAATGTAAAAGGTGATATTACACAAATTAATACAGATCAATTAGTTGTTGATGATCCATTAATTGTTCTTGGATTAAACCAAACTACTAGTAATAGAGAACACTCGGGTATTATGAATAGATATATAGATGATAGTTCTGGCAGTGATGTAAACAAATTTACAGGTTTAGTTAGAGTTCCTGGTGCATCATTACAATATTGGGCTACACAAGTAGAAACACCTACTTTACAAAGTGGTTCTTTCCATTTATTTGCAAATACAGTATCTTCCACAGATATAAATCATCCTAATATTCAAGCCTCTAATTATGATGATGAAACACAACATAGTGATTTACATTTAAGAAATATTATGTTATTAGGTTCTGATGATGTAGAGAATTCAGATGCAGGTAAACAATATAAAGCTGCACTACAAGTTAAGGGTGGTGCTTGCATTGGAGAAAAATTACATATTGGTTCTACTACAGAAGCAAGTGAATCTGGTGGAGTTAGAGGAAATGATGCTAGTTTAATGGTACAAGGTGGTATAAGTTTAGCAGAAAATATTTACATGAATCAAAACAAAAAAATACAATGGAGTGATGGAGAACATATAACAGCTAGTGGTACTGAACTTAACTTAACAGGACATAAAATTTGTTTAAAAACAGATGATGGTGGTGATCATGATACATCTGGAAATATTAGATTTAAATATAATGATGTTGAAGCTTATTCTTTTGATAATGATGGAAGAGTTAAATCTAATCAAAATTTTGTATTAGATGTTAAAGGTGATATTAAACTTGATGTTCCTGATAGTAGTAAGAAAGTATTATTTTCTTGTAATGAAACTAATTTCTTATCTATTAAATCTATTAATTATGATGATGATGATTCTAATTCAGTAATAAGTAATGAATCTAATGGTAGTATTGATATTCAACATAGTAATAATACAATTATGTCATTTAAAGCAAACAAAGTAGAATTAAAAGCAGGTTCGCAATTAAAATTCAACGCTAGTAATTATATTACTTATGATGCTTCTATTTTGAAATTTAATTATAATACATTAAACTTTGGAAACTCAACTACTGCTGATATATTAAAATTAACAGGAGATTCTGCTACATTAAAAAAACCTTTACATTTAGGTAATAATATAATAAATGTAGTTAGTAACAAATTAGTATTAAATTCAAACACAGGAATAGATTATAAAATTAATAATACATCAATATGTAATATTGATGATTCTACATTTAATATTAGTAATAAAAAAATTAAATTTGATTCAGCGGAAATATATGAATCTAATAATGCATTAAATATTAAAACAAGTGCTTCTGGTACAATAAAACTAAATACTACTAACGTAAATATAAACGCAGGTAGTAAATTAGTATTAGGTAATAAAAATAATTATATTAGTAATGATAGTGATTTTAATATTAATGCTACTCAAAGTGATTTAACATTAAATTCTACTGAAAAAATAATTATGAATACTTCAAAAAATATAGAACTTAGTGCTGGTTTATCAAGTAGAGGTGTAGTAAAAGTTACTAATACTGCTGACGATGCTTTAACAGTTGAAGGTGGAGTAAATGTAGCACAAGATGTTGTAGTTCAAGGTGAATTACAATCTCACGGTCCTTTACAATTAAAACATAATTTATATTATGTACCAGAAATTATTAATTATTCTGATAATACAGTTGATGATGCAGATAATGATGGAATTATTAGTGATGATGAAATAACTGCCAAAAAGATTAGTTCTAATACTGTATTAACAGTTATTAATATTAATTCAACTATGACTAATACTTTTTACTTAGAACTTGGAAATGGTTCTTATAATGGTCAAATTAAAAAATTAGTTTTACATCCTAATTATCAACAAAATAAAGCAAATGATTTAAATGTAGTTAATGTAGATATTGATAAATTCTGTGACCCTGATGGTAATAGAATTGATGATGCTACAATTATATTAAATAGAGGAGGACAATCAGTTAATTTAATATGGGTTATGGATGAAAGTAGTGAAATTGATGGATATTATCTATTATTAGATAATAACTTTGACTTTAATTAAATTCATTCAACTATTGTCCATTCATTATCTATTTTTAAATTATAATCAAATAATTTATCAACAATATTTAATATTTTATTTTTTTTTAAATTTTCATAAAATGTTAATACTTCTTTTTTATTATTAATTAAAAAACTAAATGATATTGTTGGTGATAAATATTTAATATCTAAATTGTACATATTATTAGCATAATAATCTTTTTTATCTAAAATATTTTCATTATATACTGATACATTGTGTGGATCTAAATATAATAATTTATTATCATCTGTTATTCCAATTATATAATATGATTGTAATTCTTTACCAGAAATTATACCCATAAAATACTTATTTTTAATTAAATCTATAATATATTTATGATAAAAATCATCAATATTATTTATTCCTAATTTTACTGTAAAATTAATTAAATAAGATTTATCATTATTAATATCATTATCTAATATATTATTAATACTATGTTTATCATAAATATTATTAATATATATAATATTAAATTTAGAATTTAAAATATTATTAAAATTTTCTAAAATTGAAGTTATAGTATAAGGACCAACATAATCACCTATTTTTTTATCGTATTTTTCATAGTATTTAACAAATTGATGAAGTCCAAATAAACTATTATAATTATCTTTAAAAATATAAATAATATAATCATAATATTCTTCATCTATTATTCCAAATTTATCTTTTAATTTATTTTTTAATAAAATATTAGATAATAACATTTGACAAGAACGAATTGTACAACCCCAACCAATATCATTATCAATATTATTAATTAAATCAAAATTAGTTTTATATGAAAAATATAATAAAAATGAATAATCAAACGTTTTATGTTTTTTTCCTAAAATATTCATTTATAATTTAATTTTTTAATTTTTAAATTTTTTTATTTTATATATATATAAATGAATAATTCTGTTAATGATAATAATTCTGTAAATAATGATGCTGTAAATAATATTGTAAATAATGCCGTAAATAATGCTGTAAATAATGCTGTAAATAATGCTGTAAATAATGCCGTAAATAATGTAGTACCAAATGCTGTAAATAATGTTGTAAATAATGTAGTACCAAATTCTGTAAATAATGCTGTAAACAATGCTGTTAATAATGCTGTAAATAATGTTGTAAATAATGTATCAGAAAATAATGTATCAGAAAATAAAGTACACTCAGGATTAGATTTATTAAAAGCTTGGATGCTACCTGTAATTCTTATATTTTTATCAATTAAATTTGATGTTATTGAAATTATCAGAGATGTTCTCTATAATCGTTTAAATCTTGGATTTATACAAAGAGATGGATTAATTAATAGTACTATGTCAGCACCACTTATGATTACCTTAATTGTACTTTTCCAAGGTGTATTTGGAGGTAATGGTGTATCTCATACACCATCTGCTATTACTAGTTTAGTATCAGGTGGTAATCCAGCTTATAATGCACTAGCAAGATTATTATTTGTTTTTGCTATTGCTTATACAGCAACACAAAGTATTACTATATCATTATATGGTACAGTACTCTTCTTTGTCATATTATATTTAATTAGAACACCTGAAGAAAGAGCTAATATTCCTGGTGGATTTTTATGGTAATTTAATTAATTAAAATTCGTTTTTTTTTAAAATGATTTAAAATTAATATTTATTAAATAATTTAGTATAGTTTAAAATGTCTTTGTTATTTGAATATTTGAATAAAAAATATAGTTATTTTGATTCTTTGATGTTAGAAAAACATTATTGTAATATAAATTATGAAAAATTAGAAAACTTGTATAAATTTTATTTATTAAAAAAATATTTAATTTTACTTAAATTAAATTATAATTATATCAAAAATATAAAAAAAAATAAGTATAATAATCAAATTTATATTTCTGATGTTTTTAAAGAAAATATTATATATTGTAAATTAAAAAAAAAACAAATTAATACTGGTTTAAGTACATTAGTATGCGATTATTTCAAAAATAAATATAAAATTTAATTTATTTTATTTTTTTTTAGCTTTTTGATAAGCTTTTTGTATTTTTTCAATGCAAGACCAACAAGTTTTTTCTTCATTTCCTAAATTTAATATTTTTGAGTATTGTTTTAATTCTAAAATAGATTTAAACATACTTTCATATTGTTTATCATCTAATTTATTAAATGCTAATTGTAATTTATCTACTTCTTTTTTAGAAGTTTTAACACTATCTTTTGTTGTTTTTTTAGCATCATCTTTTGCTTTTGTTGCTTCTTTTTTAGCATTTTTAGCTTTTTCATTTGCTTGTTGTTTTTTATCTTTATCTTTTATGGTATTCTTAGCTTTTTCTGCTTCTTTTGCTTTTTGTTCTGCTTGTTTTGCTTTATTTGTAGCATCTTTAGCATTTTTTGCTGTTTGTTTGACTATATCTGGATTTGGTTTAGTTGAACTTGAAGATAATTTAGAATTTAATTTTTTTAATTCTTCAATTTGTTTTTTAAGTTTAATTACTTCAGCTTCACATTTTGAACAATCTTTTAAAGCTTTAGTATCATTAGCAGCAGGTTTGGCAGCAGATTTAGCAGCAGGTTTGGCTGCAGATTTAGCAGCAGATTTAGCAGCAGATTTAGCAGCAGGTTTGGCTGCAGGTTTGGCTGCAGGTTTAGCAGCAGGTTTAGCAGCAGGTTTGGCTGCAGGTTTAGCAGCAGGTTTAGCAGCAGGTTTGGCTGCAGGTTTAGCAGCAGGTTTAGCAGCTACTCCTGCTCCGGCGCCAGGAGCAGGTTTGGCTGCAGGTTTAGCAGCAGGTTTAGCAGCAGGTTTGGCTGCAGGTTTAGCAGCAGGTTTAGCAGCAGGTTTAGCAGCAGGTTTAGCAGCAGG